GTGATCGCGATTGATTGACCATAGCCCCTAGGTCTCATAGTCTTAGAGCTTTCTGTTAGTGTAGTTCTAACAAATTGTCCGCCTTCATTTCTTTGAATCAAGTTACCTATCAGATCAGTGCCTGTATAGGTTTTTGTTTTCAGAGTCGCCTGTTCGTCCATCTTACCGATTAACTGATAAGTAGGATTAGCTGCCACTAAAGCATTCTCTAGCAATCTATTAGAACTGCTGACGAGTAATGAGTTGAAGTCTGAGCTTACATGAGCTAACTGTTCTTTATTTGCTGCGTAAGCTGTTTTTAAGATTTCAAACTCGTTGCCTCTTGCAACGCCAAATTTATTAATTCCTGCACTTCTTAAGAAATCATTTAGCAATTCAGCAAATGAATAGCCAAATAGTTCACGGTCGCAAACATTAGTCGCTAGTCTGTCCTCGATTGCTTTTGCGAGCTTCTCGTTTTTGCTTCTTTCTTGTAGATTTAATGCTACAGCAGGAGCCGCCGCACCAGAGATTATCGGTTCAGCCTTTCTTAACGTCTCAAACATTTCAAGCTTAGCCTTTTCTGGCGTGACTTCTGCGTTATCTAGTAAAGTTTCTAATTTAGTGTTATCACTGAAACCTAATTCAGTCGCATAACCTCTTATAGTTTTCTGTCTTTGCAGTTCGCCCTGCAACTTTAAATTAGCTGCATTTTCAGCTTCTAGTTTTAATAATCTTAGTTCTTCTTCAGTCATTTTTTTTAATTCCTCGTCATTAGGCTTTACTTCTGAGATTACTGGCTCTAAGCTGTTAAGTAAAGTTTTTTTATAGTTTTTTTCAAAGTCGCTCAGCGACACAACTTTAGCCCCTGCAAGTGCTGGCACTGCAACAAAGCTTAATTCGTAAGGCTTATGCTTAATTACTTCATATACTGGCCATTCTTCATCATCGTAAGACATTGTTCCGATTTCCTCAAATTCCAACAACTCCGTACCTACTGAAACACTGTTCCAGTAGCCATCTTTAATCTTTCTTAAATTCTCTTGGCCATCTTCGCTGCCCGAATCAATCTTCAGGAGCATAAACTGAGCATCTGCCTTAATTACACTGCCGATTATTGCATCTATAGAGTAAGAATCATGATCTCTTAATACTGGTATGCCGTTTCCTATCCTTGAGTAATCGATCTGAGCCTGCGGATTGAATTTTAAAAACTTGTATGCGTCTTTGCTGTAGCTTGAGTTCTCGCGATCATAACGAAGGATAGTTTCGCTAGTCATGTATTCGACTAAGACCTCATTATCTGCTAATTCCTTGCCAGCTAGAAAGATCTCGGCTGCTAGGTTTTCGCCCTTCTTGAAACTAAAGCTTAAATTAATTTTCGACATAGTTTTTTATTCTCCTGTTCCTGATTGGTTTTTGTCTCTGCCAAGATCATCAGCTGGATCTCCATCATCATAGAGTCCTTTAGCTGTTTTGTCTCGTTTATAATCTTCTCGCTCTTTCATAAGCTCTTCATAAGTAGAATTACTATATTCAGCGACCGCATCTTTGTAACTTAAGATCCCGAGCCTCATCATTTTCTTGAGAGCTTCAGACTCCTTCACTGGATCGAACATAAACATCGCTTCGAACCTTGGTCTTGGAAGTTTACCTATTTTTAAATCATATTTCACGCTTGCGTGCTTGATTATTTCTTTGAAAATATATCGCAGAAGCCTATATACTACGCCGTTTCTTAACATCTTAGTCCTTTTTAAAAATGGCAACATCGCTCCCCTAAGCGAACTAAAATTAACGCGAGCAAAATTATTAGTTAATAATGGCTCGGGGACGTGAGTTCCTACTGCAATTAAACGCCCATTGACCTCATGGTATGACTGATATTCATCTGTTTTCGGCTGGGATGGGAATGAAGCTTCAAATCCCTCGCCAAGCTCTAGAACTGTTCCATCTGTTGCCGTGTCAATGCGTGTCCTTTGAGGGTTTAACGGCATTATATCTGGCTTGCCCGAGTTGGGTGCATTCCCAAAAATAGAGCCAAATCCAGCCTTCTTTAAAACCATTGCAAACATGCCGCTAAGTGTCTGCTTCCTCAGCTGACTCCTGTCGTATTGATTTAATTGATCGAGCCTTACGATTACAGGCGTTAATAAGGGCATTGCCAAGCCCTGTGCTGGTCTGTTTTTTAGAGAATAACTTAAATGATGAATCTGCGAAGTTGGTATTTCTATAACTTCCATTTGATTGATTAGGTTTTCACCGTTGGGATGAGCTTTATAAAAGAAATAACTTACTATCCGCCCTTGAACATCATAGCGAATCCCTTTATCTATATAGCTTCCGTCCTTGCTTTGCTGAGTGAAAATATTATCTCTTGCGAGTTGGTCATACTCTATGATCTGAAACGTGCATCCGAACGGCGATCTATAATCTACACGTTTGCGAATGAAAACATCGCCATCCTTGAGCATTAAATATAAACAGTTCCAAATAAACTCATCAAAATTAAATTTATTGTAAAAATCAATCGCTGTTTCTTCTCTAGCCTCGCTGAAAATCTCAGAGAGTGTTTCTCTGTCCTTATCAGAGGCTTCTAGCTTAGTAAAATCTAGAGTAATATAGCTTCCGATGGTGTAATCACAATACAGAGTCAAGGCATTGGTCGCAAGCTCATTATTCTCCGCTAAATATCTTGATCTAGCGATTAAACTCTGCCTACTGAAGCCGTATTCAGCATTAGGACTTACATTTACATTATACTGCGTTGAAATACCGTGCTTATAGCTCGCGGAGCCGCCCTCGTAACGCAGATTAAAAAGTTTTTTAAGGGTTTTAAACATTTAGAAATAGCCTGTATCAATTGCTGGATTAAAGACAGCGACACCATTCGATTGATTAGCTTCCTGACTCATCCAATTAGCAAGCTTGATAGCCTCATCAACGCCGTAATTCTCGACTTCCTTATCCCCGTGCTTAACTCGCTTACCGCTCAGGATCTGAGTTTTAAGCTGTGAAACATCGGCATTAGTAAAATTACCGTCTATATCTGGCATGATTAATCATCGAACGCACTAGGAATGCGGCTCTGACTCCTTACAGGCTCATTATAAGCCTTCTGTTCTGTTATGTCATTTACCTTTACTTCTGGCGAAGCTGGAGCTTTCTGGGCTGGCTCTTCTGCTGGCTCTTCATGCAAGTGCTTGAAATCCGAGATTAGAATATCATGAGCCAATACGGCATAAACCGTGCAATCAAGAACTTCATTCCTGATAAAGCCGTTTTTCTTCTCCCAGATTGGTCTGCCTGAATTTTTTGAATGAACTTTAATTTCACTTGTTAATTGAATAAAGACTTCGTCGTCAATATCAAAAGGGAACACTAGCGAACCCTTCTCACAGACAGCTAATTCATAGCGTGAATATAAATTTTCTTTTGCTTTAAACGTATTTAATCGATGAACTGGTAATTTTAAAGATCCATTCTCAACGAACGTCTTCCCCAGATAGGTTCTAGGATCATCGTGCTTAGACTCACCCTTTATGAACTGAAAATTTTGGTTAGAGCCAGCCAAGAACCAAGCATGTGCGATTTTTTCAGCCTGATAACCAACGTCCAAAAAACCTGCGGAGATATGCATCATCCTGAAAGCTACTTGATAAACCTTATTGAAACTCTCTGCTAGAAATGGAACTAAGGTGCCTTGAACATCCTCCCAATTAACGCCCATGACTTTATTACGTTCAACGAAATACTGCTTACCATTTCTATCCCAGCCCCAGACAGTGCATTCTGCCCACGTTTTTTGAAAGTCATACCCTGCGGTAATGTGAGTAATTTCAGTCGGGAGGCGACTTGGAAGATACTCTGTTTTATTTAGCTTAAGCATTTCGATATCAGCCTCTATAACTATTTTGCTATATGGTAAACCCAGAACAGTATTAGTATAAGTGATTAATTCTGCCTCTTTGCTCTGAGCTTGCTCCCAATCTCTCAAAAGTTTCTCCCAGCTTGAGCCTATGCCTTGCACCGTCATGAACTGGTTATTGTGAAATGATCTAAACTTATCTATCCGACTGGGATTCTTGCAGATATATTTTCCAGCCTTAACTATAAAATCTCTGTCCGTCTCCTCAATCACGCCGCCACAGCTAGGACACGCAAACGCATAAAATCCTTGAACGTGATCCATGATTGCATTTTTTGGTTCAAGTTGATGGTAATGATTACAGTGCGGGCATGGAACGCTCCAGTATTCCTGCGAGCCTAACTGGAACTCCCTCCAGACTTTGCACTCGACTTCTTTATCTTCTGATTTTACTGAAGGCGTGCTGGGAATAAGCCTCTTTGAACGCTTATCGTAAGTGGATCTTCTCTTTTCGACTAGCTTTACTGGGCAGCCTTGATTTTTAATGTTAATAGGTGCGTCCCTAACTTCCTCCAGCACTAGGATCTGGCAGTCAATATTAGACATCGCGGTCACAGACTGCATCGACATGAAACATAAATACGCTTTACCAAAGTTTAGAAGCTTGATAGTATCTTTAGCTTTCTTTGCACCTTTCTCTTCCTTAACCTCGCTAATCATACCGACTAGCTCAGGCACCTGTTCTAGAATCTTGTTTACTCTGACCTCTCTAATCCTTTCTAGCAGCTCATCATTCGCAACGGCATAGCCTATATTGCCAGTTCCTATGACCATATAGAACCCAGTCGCGATCTCACAGAAGGTCGACTTTCCCATCTGAGAGCCAAACATTAAAACTATATCTGTAACCTTAGAATTAAAATCAGCGGAGCGATACGGCTCTATCATGTGTGGCGTTAAGCTTAGATCAAGAGGGCCAGCCCTTGCTCCCCTGAGCCGAACATTAGATTCAGCCCATTCAATCAAGGACATTTTATAGCGAGACAGTTTTATAGAGTTTTTAAAAATCTTGCTAGCGACTTTGCGAGCATTTGCTTTTGAACGTTTATTGTAATCCAGATCAGGATTAACATCTATAAACTCAGAACGTTTCAATCATTTTCTCCTTGAGTTTTTCGACTATTAAACTTGCAGTATCTAGAAGCTGGTCGTAATTTTGGCTTTGACATTTCTCTGCGATCTTGAACGGCAGATCATCTAGCAGCTGAGCTATGCCAGTTACTTTCTCTTTAAACTCCTGCTGTATATCCTCAATCTTAACAAGCTCGCCAAGAGCCTGAGCTAAGTCGACCCTTGCCTTCTGATTAGCCAGCTCTAATTTCTCAGCCTCTAGAGCCTCCTTGCGGCTTATGGCTATCATTGCAATGTTAGCTTCTTGCTTTGCTTCTGATCTAACACTCAGCAGCCCTTCAATTTTCAAGTAAGATTTTTGATCTAGAAATTTTCCAGTCGATTCAGAATAAAGTTTAGTAGCTGGATTGCTGCGATCAAGTTTAGTGCTGACATCTATAGCCCAATCTGGGTGCTTAAGATAAGTAACCTTCCCTCCTGAAGCTCTCGGCTCAACTCTCTTTAGATGATCTGGGACTAGATTCATCTTATCGATCCATCTAGAGCAAGCAGCACGACTGATATCTACAAGCTTGCACGCCTCTTCAAGTGTTAGCCATTTAGCCTGCTTAGATTTTTGACCCATTTTTAATAATATTAGTAAATTAAATAAAGTTTAGCAAGTCGATTTCAAAGCCCTTTATCCATGAGCTTTTAATTCTATTTTATACTTGAAACCCTTTCAGTTAGACCGTTTGAGGTATCTCGATTTCTTGAAACCCTGTAGGTAAAACGGTTTCATAAAACTTTTTACAATAGAAATGCCGCAAGGCGGCGGAACC